CTCCTCGGGGAAAGGCAACGTCTGCGTAATCTCTTTCTCTCGTCTCTGTTCTGACATCATTGATAAAACTGATAAGTTCATCATTTGTCTTGCCGATAATAATCTTAAACGCTGCATACAACTTGTCTCTAAAATACGCAGGAGTAGAGCTCCTTGCCGTTTCCAACCCCATGATCTTCATCTTGGGTTCTTTGTATCTAACACCTTCACTGTCCCAAACGTTGAGAATGTAACGCTTCTTCGCAGTCCAAATACCACGGTCAGCGATATTCTCACGCTTCATTTGCATCTTTTGATCATATGCCGAAACGTAATCCGCAAGTTCTTGATATGAACGTTCGATAAAAGGTTCCAGTTTCTCTTGGCAGATCTTGTCAAGTATCGCCACAATTGCTGCTTTATCGCCAGATTTAGCACCAAAAAATTTATCAACAAGAGGTCCAAGATTAAGATAGATTGAATCGGTATCGCTAGCGATGACATAATCTACACCCTCAGTTTGCAAAAGTTTATTTAGATAAGAATTCATCCTATCTTCAATCCAACGGATTGATACTTGACCTGACAATGTGATTGCTTCTGCATTAGCGAGACGATAATAACGGAAGTGCTCATTCCCAATAGCACCATAAGCACTGTTGAGAGAGATCTTCTTTGCCATCTGGATATTGTTACAGCGGGCAATCTCTTTTGATAGTTCAATGGTAGGCGTTTTTTCGTATTGTTTCTTAGCTTCAATCATCTTCTTCTTGAAGATGACACGACTGTCATACATTTTCTTCATCATCTGAGGAAGAAACCCGTGCTTATCTTTGCGGTACTGTGCTCCATTAGCACAGACAGCATACTCACCATCAATCTCTACTTGCTTCTCAAGTATCTTATCAACGGTGACTGATGAATGTCTGGTATCCTGGAGCGTCTCTGGAGAGATATTGTACTGCATAATAAGGTGAGGATACAGGCTGTTAAGGTCAAAACTAACAACCCAATCATAGAATCCTGGTTTCGGTTCCTTGACATATGCACCCGCATACTTGGCATCTTTGATTGCTTCCTTCTTAGGAGGAATTGCAATCTTCCTCTTTAGAAGTTCCACATAGATGTAGTTATCCCACATGCGAACTTGACTAAACACATCTTCATAGTTCACCTTAGCATCATATGCCATGGTGTATGCCAATTCTAACAACTTCATCTTATCGTCAAGTTGATCTACAAGACGAACGTCATGAATGTTGTACTCAATGAACTTCTGCCAATCGTTCTCATAGAACTCTTTGAACGTATCAAACTCAGAGTGATCGAGTTTCTTCGATCCCAACTCAACAAAAGCAATATGATCTAGTCGATAGGATTCTTGGTTTGTGTAGGTAAATTTTCGGTAGAGCTCAAGGTAATCCAACGTAGAAATACCAGGAAGATCATAAGCGATCTGTTTTCTTCCTTTAATGTAAATCTCCCTAGAAGAAATAAGCTTCCATGGGCTAAGAGTTTTAGTATACTTTTCACCAAGTATCCTATCAATACGCCTAGCAATATAGGGAATATCAAACAACTGAACATTCCAACCCGTAATCACATCAGGACAATTGTCATTCCAATACTGAAGGAATGCCATTAGCATAGATTCTTCAGATTGAAAATGCATATAATCAACCATGGGATCTTTATTATCAAAGGGGCGAGCGCCAAACACAATGATACGACCACCATATGAATCTTTGATACTGATTGCTAAGATCTCCTGATCTGCAGTTTCAATATCAGGGAAACCATTCTCTGCTGCTGTTTCAATGTCAATAGTGAACACACGAATTTTAGAGACATCATAGTTAATCTCATCTTCTGGGTGTTGTTCAGCAATGTATTGATACAGATACCTAGTGTTACCGTAGATATCGAAACCCTCTACATCTTTGTATTTTTTTACAAACTCCCTAGCATCATTAATAGATCCCATAGGAAGAGGCTCCACCAAATCTCCCTCTAGGGTTCTCCAGTCAGAGTAATTCTTTGTAGGGACGTACAGGGTGGGATTGAACGGCACCCTGTACTGAAAGGCATTTCCCCCTTCATAACCACGTACAAGCAGACGGTTGCCTGCCTGCTCCACATTTGTATAAAACTTCATTCAGATTCTGTTAGGAGTGCAGGTTTGCCGCCATAGTACAAAGTGATGAACTCACTACTCGGATCAACAAACGTCATTATATCAGAAGATCGGACCACTGCCTCCTTTTTGCTAGCAAAAGGGAGCCAGTCCTTCAACTGGTCTCCCTCAATCAGCATAGGATCAACTAAGATACAGTCAGGGTCACCAAAGGTTACTCCCTCAACCTCTTCAACTAACGCCAGCAGCCACTGGTCCTTCAGTAGTAGCACTTTGAGTAGTTTCTCCAAGGATATCAGCTCCGTTATTGGGTAGGAATGAAAGATCAACGCCTGCTTCTTGAAGACGTGTCACATAGTTTTTAAGAATATCTTCTGATGGTGGCATTGCCGAAATAACAGAAGATGGATTAATGCGATGATCTTCATATGGAGTGAAGGGATTCCATCGACGGTAGGTTACAGAATATGTTTCTTCTCCACCAGTTTCTGTAGGATTTGCTTGCAGTGTAAGTGCTAGTGGATACAGCACTTGATAACCAACAAATTTTTCTTCTTCCTGGATCTGAGTAAAATTACAAATAATAGATTCGCCAGTCACTAGTTGTGCCACACGAATATTATGATTGATTGTATCCGCCATAGTGTGTAAATTATTTTCTATAGTATATCAAAAAGAAAGGGCACCGTCAAGTGCCCTTCATTGTTATTTAGAACCACTGTTTTCTTCTTTGTTTCTCTGGCAACTCTTTTTTCAGAGTCACTGTCAGTAGTCCATCTTTAAATTCAACATGCTCAACCTCAACATCATCTGCCATTTGCCAGTTACGAGCAAATGTTTTATAAGAGATACCTCTGTGAGTATAATCCCGTTCTTTTTCTTCGGGACTTTTATTTGCAGATACAGTTAGAACATTCCGTTCTGTCTCAACTTTAATATCTCGTTCTGAAAATCCAGCAAGAGCGACTTCCAAACTGGTTCTACCATCAGATCCATTAACGATGTTGTAAGGAGGATAATTTGTTGATCCTCCCGCAAGTGCTTCCAATCTGCTGAATGTTTCATTAAAACCAATTGAATAAGGTGTATATGTTTCCCAATTAAATGTTACCATTGTCCTTAAAAAGCGACGTGTACATGTAACCCTTTCGGCATTACAACAATACTTATACAATATCACAAAAAAAGACGAGTGCTATAAACCGAAACAATTTGTTCGGATCTTAGCACTCGATTGATAGCATCATTGGATCAAATTCCTCAGAATTTTTTTTAACATACTGCATAGCTTCATCTGTATAAAAATCAAATGCTATGCAATATCTTTTTTGTTTTACCTCTGGCACAAAATGCTCAACCCAAGAAGGAAATAGCAGCATAGATCCTTTAGTTTTTCCAGCAAGGTAATTACCACAGTAAGTTGAGTAGTTTGGAATTACATACTCAGTAGAAACCTCACTATCTGTTAGCAATAGGTTTCCAGAAATAAATGAATTCTCATGAAAAGAATGTGAATGAATCGGTAATAGTTCTCCTGGTTCAAGGATGTTTAACCACCCACGAATATAAACTTTGTTTGGAAAATTACATTCAAGTTCTTCCATGTACCAACTATACATGGTTTTCAACAGAAGCAAAAGTTTATTAACGAATGGAAATTTATCAGACCAAGAAAACACATTGTAGTGTTTCCAATCACCAAGTTCATCTTCAATAAGATATATCTTGTCTAGAATATTATCTACAAATTCCTCAGGAAGATTATCATACCACAAAGGAACATCCCATTTAGGAGCAAAGGGATTTTCATAATTCCAACTAGTCCACCTTACTAAATTTTCTGGACCATTGTAATTTCTGCCAGAACATTTTTCAATATTATTCTCTTTTGTTGGATTGTATAAAATGTCCTGGTAATCTTTTCTAGGACTGCTCACTTTGTTTTTTACGACCAATATTATATTTGCTCTCAAGCGTCCAGTCATTCTTATCCTTGAATGACAAAACTTTAATCTGATTCAATGGTGCTAGATCTTCAATCTTTTCAGGATTTGATACTACAATGAGTCCCCAATCAGAAAGCAATTGAGCAATTCTATTTCTACGTTGGAAATCATTCAAAGAAAAATTAGTATTCTTTCCATCAAGAGCAAACAACTCTTTGAAGTGGACGATATAATACTTACCTTGCTTATGCAGAATGTGACATGACTGATAGATTTTCTTCTCTTTACGAGATGCCACACCAATGCGAGTTAAAGTTTCTCTCACTTTAAGGAAGTCATCTGGTTCTTTTAGAACCACTTCTACCATGTCAGATTGCTTCCACTGCACTTCAATTTCACCGCTCATTCTTTCCACCTTTATTCAATGCTTTTGTAATATGATCTAACTGATCCTTGGTGAGAATCCTGAGTGCTTGGAGTGCTTTATCGTCATTATAACCATAATACTCTTTGACTACTTCAAGATAATCAATAGAATCTTTTCGTGCCCAAGGAGAGAAACGTTTCCTTGGCTTCACACTATTTATATAAAAATCATATTGCATCTTCTTAGGAAGATCAGGATACTTATTCATCTCATTGGCATACAAGATAGTATCCGTAAAAGAACTGAGGCACCTGTTAATGATGTAAGGAGGATAACCTCGCTCAGCATCAGCATCATCATCAAGAATATTCTTTTTAGATTGGTTAATACTATACAGATAATCCTTCAGTTGGTATGACATTAAAATTTAGCGGTGACTCCAATAATTTTTGCGTTAGGGTTGCGAGCAAGCGCAACCTCGCGTGCTTCCTGGTAGTCACGGGCATAGACCTCTTCACTGAAGACCTTGCCCGCAACGTAGAGTTTGACTTCACACTTCATAATTCATTAGCACCAGTTCGTGCCGCTTTGCTTGATCTGTATTATAGGACCCTACAGAGCGCATGGTGTAAGTGTGTGCAAATTCCGCAGCTGTCCACCCGTCGAAACGGTCTCGGATCAGTTGCGACGAATTGTAAGATATAAGTTGAGGACCGATAAAACGGTCACAAATAGTAGCAAACCCATCATGGTCAAATCCTTTGTGCATGTTTCCACGCTTACCATATAGATTTGATCCGATCTCGTAAGGGGGATCAAGGTAGGTGAAGATAGACCTGTCGTCGGTAAGGAGCTCTTGGTAGCGACCATTTGTAATCTTCCAATTTTGAATTAGTTGCGTGTATCCAGGGAGTTTCTCAATTCCACGCATTGAGAAATTGGAATCAGACGCTTGTTTACTGAACGAGGAGGACTCAGTGAGACCAGAAAAAGAGCACTTGTTAATAATGTAGAAACTACAAGCGCGATATAGAGGGGAAATGGAATCATCATTTACTAAGTCCTTTGCTTCTAGAAATAATCCTTTTGCAGATCCTTGATCTGGATACCTTGACTTCAGTTCTTGTAAACGTTTGTATAAAGCATGACCATCATCCTGCAATGTCTTCCAAAAATTAGTCAACGGTTCATACAAATCGTTGACCCAAATATTAAGTTTGGGATATCGCTTAGTAACCTCAAGGGCGACACTACCGCCGCCCAAGAATGGTTCACGATACTCCGTTACCTGGGAAAGGTCTGGGAGGAATCGGAACAGGTTTGCTAGTGCCCTGCTTTTGCCCCCTG